TAATTTTTGTTCAACCCCCTGAACATCAGTTAATACATCTTGAAATATATTAGACATTATACTTAAAATATATAAATATATAAATATATTTAATTTTGTAAATAATACAATTTAAGTTCCTGTTACATTAGGAGGAGAACCGCCTGTCAATTTGTTTGCATAATCTTTCTGTGCTGATGACATTTGCGCAAGTTGAGCTTGTAATGTGGTTATATTCTTAGTATTTTGACTTACTTGATTTTTAACTCCTGATATATCTCCAATTTGATCTTTTAATACTTGAATATTTCCAGCATTTTGTTGAGCTAAAATCATAGCATTCTGTGGATTATTTGTATCATATGGTTGATAACTAGAACTAGGAGTCAAACCCTCAATTATTGAGTTATTCGCTAAAATAATTTGATAAATCAACAATGTAATAAAAATTATTATAAGTAAAGAAATCAAGGATATCATTAATATAATATAATATTACTTTTTATTTTCTTCCATAATAATATAAATGTCATCAGCTTTTTATCCCTTAGGAATGAATCACATGCCTGCTTCAGGATATAATCATAAAAGCACATTTTATAATAAACAATATGTTCCTCCAAAAGGCGACGGTGTAAATAGTTTTCCAGTTGGAACTGCTCCAGGACATATTAGACCTTTAACAAATAACGATCCTGGAAATGTATTTCAATCTGGGTCATTTCCTTCTAGAACCTACGCACATACTAGAGTTTTTATTCCTAGACCTTTAAAACATTTTAGAAAGGGTAGAGTTGTCCCCCCTGAACCTACTACAGGTGTACCAAATCTAGTTAAATCAGACCCTTATAATAGCAGTGTTACATTAACTATTGATGAAAATGCTCTTATTAATTATAATACTAATAGATTTGTTAAATCTAGTAAGCCGACACCACTAGGTAGTTCTAGAAGTAGTTCTGGTTTATTAAATGATATGATGGGTATGCCTGGTGCTTATACAGTTAAAATAAATCCACCTGATGAAAAAGATGGTGTCGCTCAGCTTAATAAAGATTGCAAAACGTGTGAAGGTATTGGCATTGTTGCCAGTTATAAACCAAATTTAACTTATTTAGAAGAAAACCCAGAACCAAATACTCAAAATCCTGTTTGGTGTTGTAATGATGAAAAGAAAGCAAGACGCAGAGTAATTTACGCTAATACTTTTTTACCAACCAATTATTATACAACACATTCACAATATTTAAAAAATAGATGTAAAACTTACGAACAAAAAGCATTCAACTTTTTATCTAATAAAACTAATCTTACTGATGGAATATATCAAAATAATGCTTATTACATTTCTGTTAATGGTGATAAAGGAGCTACACCAGGAAGTCCAGCATCATTGGCTAACACATATCTTGCAAATTGTCAACCTAATGCACAAATTTTCAATGCAACAGAAAATGCACTTATTGGACAAATGCTTGCACTTATGGTTAATCTTAGTATCATAACACAAGCACAAGTGTCAGCATTTAATACACTAAATATTAATTCTATTCAAGGGTTTTTTGTTTGGATAAATGGTTTGCCCGCCAATCAAAAACCACAAGCATTAAAGGTCTTCACAGATTTTATTAAGAATCCTTACTGGGGAATGCCTCCTACTGGACCATCTAATCCAGCTGGATGTCAACTTGTTGTGTATAATCCAAATAACTATCAATATGCTAAACAAGGCGCAGTTAGTAGCTCTACTAGAATTCTAAAGCTTAATGTTGATACTATTTCTACAAACGCCGCTTCCATCAAAAACTACAATAATACTGGTCCGTTATTAGTAAATGCCAATGAACTTTATGCTGGTCAAGATAATAATGTCGCAAATTTATATAAAAATAAACCATCTAGTGCGGGTTGCATTACATATCCTCTTAACTTTCACCAATCCGGACAATTTCAAAATAAAAAATATTGTTCTTATAAGAGGTTACCTGAATATCGTGTGCCAATTTCTCAACAACTTACATACCGTGATTACCCGGCAACATGGAAAAGCTCCAATCATTTCTCTCAATCACCCAATACATATAATACAAATCCTGGTAGCTCTGCTTACAATCAAGGAAACGCTTCACCAAGCGTAAGTTTTAATCAATTTGTGAAATAAAATTATTAAACCAAATTTCATTAAACCGATTCTACTAGACTTGTTTCTTTATTTATTGGTAAAAATATATTAATTTTTTCTGAAAATTTATTACAAGGCATTTTATACTTTTCACACCAAGCAACCGCTTTTTGTATATTTGTTTTTTTAATAGACTCTATTTTATCTTCTTTATTTTTATTTTTTAAAATATTTATTACTAAATCTAAAGACTCAAGTTGTTGCTGTCCAAAAATTATGTTTATATCATCTAATTTCATTATAAAATAATATGGTATTTCATAATTTATAATAGATGAAATATTTTTATCATTTAGTCTCTTTAAAAAAACAAAAAGTTTAAAATAATTTAACTTTAAATTTGTTACCTTATCATTATTTGTTTGAAAATTCTTACAAATAATATATTTATCAAACGTTGTAATATTACTAGTATTTGGTTTCAAAATATATGTTTTTTCATATAATGATGATAATATATAAAATACATCAATAACCGGTTTATAAAAAACATCATCTATTTTTATTATACAACTACCATGCAATGATTGATTTTTTAATATAAGCATTAATATTTCTACTAGAGATATAATATATTCATTTAAATTTTTATTTCTTGCTTCAAAAAATAAAAAATCAAATTTTGTATCGCCAATTAAACTTAATGTTTTATCGTTTATTTCATTATAAGAAAAAATCTGATCGTCAAAATTTTCACGTAACATTTCAAAGCATTCTATAGAATCATTATTATTTTTTGTTAAATGTAACGTTTTTATTGATTCTGATTTATATAAATCAAATACATTGAGTGTCATAGATACTTCTAAAAAATCATAAAATGCATTTGACTTTGGTTTAAGTTTACTAACAGAAAACTTTGAACCTGGAACTGTGGAAAAAATATATTCATATGGATTTACAATTTTTATAAGCTCATCGTATTTATTATATGATAAATCATTATCACTTACACAGTTACTCATAATTTGTTGATTTACTTCATTATAATAATTTAAAAGGCTATGTGAAATGTATGGAGATAACAATTTTTCAGAGCTTTCTGGCTCAACAATAATAGTATTATTTATTTTTGGTAATATATAATAACTCATTTGTTCACTAATATATATTATAATATTTATTTAAGTTGTTAACGATTTTATAGTTAAATTACTCTTCATCAGAGTCACTATCATTATTTATAACTAATTGTTTTGTTACTTTTTTCGCTTTTTCTTCCTTTGTGTTTCTAGTTTTTTTAATTTTTTTCTCTGATTGAACTTGAATCTGAGGTGCTTCATCAATAGCTTCAGTAGCATTTATAAGTAATAATTTTTTTGTTAATTTTCTTACTTTTGGTTTACTTTTCTTTTCTTCTTCTACTGCAACACTTTGCGCCTTTTCAGTATCTTGTGCATTTCTTAATACAGTTGTTTCTTCATATTCTCCCAACTCAAGCTCTACATTTTCAGTGTTAATTGTTCTTATTTTTTTGTATATAAAATATCTATTTAAGAATGAAATATCTTTTTCAGGTATAGTCATAAATGGTCCCTGTTCGTAGTCCTTGGCTTTAAATTTATTTCTGTCAATCTCACTTAACATATAAGCAAATAATTCACTAAATAATCCTGAACCATCAGGAAGTCCCATGTCCTGAGCCTCTTCACGACTAATTAATTCAAATCCATAAGCAGTCATAACACGATTGAAGTAATCAAAATTAACTAGAAACTCTGCTATTGTTTGATTAATTGATTCTTGATATACATCAATTCTATAACCAATTGAACTAGAATCATCATCAAATGTTTCACCTCCATATCCCTTTGTAATTTCCCAGATTTTTTTTTCGTCTTCCATAATTTTGATAGACTCGCCAGTCTTGATTTTTTTTAGTTTGTTAAATACCAACTTACCATCATAACATGTGCCAATAAAATATCCATTATGTTTCGTACATTCAGCTATATTTTTCATAAACCCTTTTAGTGTATCTGGATTTTCAAAGAAATAATGAACCGCAAATTGACAAGAAGAAACATTAAATCCATCTGCTCCTTTACCATATTGTCTGGCAACTCCTTTACCAATTTTTTCAGAATTGTTTTCTCCTTTACCAAATACAGCAGACGTAATTTGCTTGGCTCTATCATTTAACATTGCACTTCCATCTTTAATATTAAACGCACTATTACCATTTACAAACAATGCATATGGGACATTTTTGTTTGATTTTTTTATTTTTAAAAAACGCGCACAAGCTCCGTCAAGGCGATTTTCTAGGTTATCTTTTGATATATCAACACCAAATACAAATCCTAATTTTGCGGCGATCCATTTGGGAAGGTCTCCTGCTTTACCACAAGCATAATCTATCAATGTATCGCCTTGCTTGGAAACACCGACAATAAGCTTCTTTTTTACATACAAATTATGAAAATTTTTCAAAGCTTCTGTCTTGAATTTTCCAGCTGGTGTATTATAATATACATCTTCACTTACATTTACACTGGGAATATTTAATCCAGTAGATAACATTTCTTCTGTAATTCTTCCACTAGGTTGAATTGATTTCCAATTTTCATTACATACTTTATATGCATTGCCAAACTCTTTTTCACCACGTCTTAACTTTGCTGTTTTGTCATATCTTACTCGCAATGGAACCCATTTCCAACCATCCTCTTTTGTTAAATCATAACTGAACTCAACAATTGTATTATCTTCAAATACTTCATTTTCCAATGAAAACATTTTTTTACCGCCTGAGCCATCGGTTCTCAACATTATATTACATAAACCCGCATTAGAATCATACGGTTCGGTTGGATAAAACCTCATCGGCACGTAATCATCTTCTTGCTTATCTTCAAAACGAGGCGCATACTCTGGAATTTTATCATCAATTACATCTTGACATGGATTAATAAAACCATCCTTAGATTCCCTAAACCCACATCTTAATTCAATGGTTTTATATTCATTGTATTGAACTGCTGCATCATTATTAATACCATCTTCATAAAATGATTTAATAACATCCTCACCAGTTGGTCCCTTGACTGTGCTAATTAGAAAGTCAATTGTGTTATATTGCGGCGGTTTCCACTTGAAAGAATTTTCCCAAGTTATTTTTGTTTTAGGTCCCGCTTTGCCAATTTCATTGGCACCTACTCCGTATAAGGCCTGAGTAAATATTAATCCATCTGTAGTATATTCAAATCTACCTTCCCTCTCTTTTTGTAGAATTTTATTACAGCCATTAAATATATTTTGTTTAACACTTGCAGGAAAGAATTCTTTTGTAACAAATCTTAATGGTGATATAAAATCATTTACTTTTCCGAAATTTTGAAGCAATTCTTTGGCTGTTTTTTGCTCTTCTTTTTTACCTGTAGCAAGAACAGAGACCAATTTTAAATTACGCTCAATAAATTTTAGAAACTTATATCTAGTATCTTCTACTTCATCTGTTTCGTCTAATAATATAAATTTATGATATCTTATATCTTTCTTTTTATAATAATAAACATCAAATGCTGCATACAAATTTATAAATTTACCGTTTTTGTCGTGTTTGATTAATTCCCCATCTATTAATGATCCAAAACAATCAGTGCTATACGTTTTCGCTCCTGTAAATATTACATCCATATTTGTATTGATAAGATATATCTCACCCTTTTCAGATACAAATAATAAATGTCGTTCTCCGTCTGCTTTATCAGTAACTACAAAATCCTTTCTAATATTAGGTTCATTAGAATTATCATCAATTGGTGCAATATTTTTTAGTTGCAAAGTAATGGAATTTGGCCCTATAAAATTTCTACTATTTATGGGTCGTGATGGATTAAATTCATCCGCCCAAATCATCCTCATGTAAGAATTTATTATATTTTTTTGATCAGGATATGAAATAGGATAGTTGGTTTGCTGAAGACCACATAATACAATCTTTATTACTTTTCTTAGAGCAACAAGAATTAAATCTGGATTATTAAATTTTGTTTGAGGTCCAATTTTTTTGTTATCAATTTCAATTTCAATCTCATATACTTCCTGGTTACCAAATACATTGGATTCATCTAAAGTGTAATAACGAATCATTTGACCACGATTTTCGCGGCCAAATTTATCAGCACGTCTATTGCCAAATTTTGATATACTAATATCTACCAGAAAAGGATAATCAGGGTGTTCAAATGAAACGCGGTTTAAGAAGCGAAATTCTTTTTTCTCTGATCTCCAGTTACTCATTATGTTATTTTGAACCCCCATTTTCACTTTTTCTTCTAAGCTATAAGAGGTTCTAAAATTAAAATCATCAGAATCTAGTGGAAATATCCTTAATGAATTTCCGCCTTTTGTTATAAATACAGGTTTTTTTTGAATGAATTCAATTGAAGCAGCGTTAGAACTATATAATGATTTAATATCGTTACTTTTACAATAATCTTGTATAGTATGTAACCCTTTAACTTCTGTTCTTACGTTTGATAATTTTTGTTGACCATCGCTATCACGAAATTCACAATAAATACGTAAATAGTATTGGCCATTACTATCACCTACAACAGTAAACCCAGATGATTTTAATTTTTTTATGACATTATCGTAATCATTACGGGTTAGCTTTTTAACATCTCTGATGTCCTTTGTGCCAAATTTAACTTCTAGTTCATGATTTACAAAAGGGTTAAATGTATATGGATTATTTGCATAAAATAGTTTGATTAAGTTATTAAGTCGCTCTTGATTTGTTTCTCTTGGATCCCTTTCCCTCATTTCTTTTTTTGGCACTTCAATTTGTTCATCAAATTCATTTATTTCTAGAGCTTCCAAGGCTTGTCCGGGTTTTGTAAAAGGGGTTTCTTCTTTTGGTTTTTGTTCTTGGTCTGGTTCTTGTTTTTGGTCTGATTCTTGTTTTTGTTCTGATGCTTCTTTTGATTCTGGTTCTAATTCTTCAGGAGTATATGAAATCATATATTTTGATTTCACACGTGGTTGCCATTTTGAAGGGTCACCTTTATATGTTCCCTCTCTAATTTGTTTTCTATCTTCTGCGTCCATTTTTAGTAGTGTTTTTCTATGTCGTAAAGCAATTTCATCTTCGTCTTTATACAGAATATCACTACTAGTAGTATCTCT